GAGGGGGTAGCTCCGATTAAAACTGAAGCGTAAAGAAGGCTAGTCGCCTGAGATAAGCAGCCTCATTTCCTCGGGTGTGAACACCGCGTTGCCTTCGGTCTTCTTGCCCTTGGCTGTGCGCGGGGAGCCGCTGGACACAACGGGCGACGGGGGATCTTCCTCGTCACCCGTTTCCTTCTTGGCCGCTGGTTTGGCCGCTGGTTTGGCCGTCGCCGCCGATTCCTCGGCTGGTTTGCTTTCTTCGTTTAAGGTTATTCCAAGCGCGGAGGCACTCTTTTTGATGCGATCCATCTCGGATTTGACGTGGAATCCAACCCTAAACGTGGTGTCGAACGCGAGCAGAGCGACGATATCTTCGTTGGTGTAGGTCCACCGCTTCGAGAGCGCATCGTACATCGCTTTCGCGTCGGGCGACTTCTTCTTCAATGCTTCCTCGTACTGCCTTATCGCCCGCGTCCATTCCCCTCTCGGCATGAACGTCTTCCCGTCTCGCAGCCGTTGCTCTCCGCCCTTCTCGGCGAACAGCTTGCCTTGCTCTTCGATGAACTCGGCGATTTCCCTGTGCGTCTGGTCGTTCTCGTCGAAGTCCTTCGCTCCTTCCTGGATTTTGACGAACTCGGTAGCCAGCAACGATCCTCGCTTCAGCTCCTCGCCCATTAACGGGGCGATGGTTGGGTATTTCTCCTCGAACTTCTTCCAACCAAGCTCGTTCGCTTCCTTTGCGAACCTCGTTACGTGCTTGTTCTCGGACTTCTCCAGCATGTTGCTGACCGATCCGTTGAACTCCTGCAACGCCTTGGCGATCTTCGGTTCGGACTTGAGTGCTCGGTTCTCTTTTCGAAGATCGTCAATCTTCTTGTCGTAGTCGCCGCGCACCATTTCAACCGCGCGTTTCGCCACCTTGTCCTCGTGCACTCGGCGGATGTCGCGCTTGCTGATCTCCTTGGGGCGCAGCTTTGCGACGGCCTGCATGAACTCTTCGTCGTTCTCGTCGAACGTGCGCGTCGGGTCTTCCTTCTGGTTGCGCTCGATGTATTCGGTGATCGACTGCTTGAACTTCTTCGTCGCGTCGGCGATGCCCTTGTACTTCTCGGGGTCCAGCTCCTCGGCAGCCTTGGCCAACTCGTACTGTTCGATCTCATCGTCCGACCAGCCGTCGAACTCGTCCACGGGCGGCTTCTCCTCGGGCTTCTCCTCGGGCTTCTGCTCCGCCTTGGCCTCGGACTGCTTTCTGAAAGCGGCCTCCACGCTCTGCTCCACCACCTTCTGGATGGGGGGAGCCTTCGTGACCTTCAGTTCCGGCTGTTTCTCCTCGGCCTTCTCGTCGCCCTCGTCGTCCTTCTCGTCCTTCTCGTCCTTCTCGTCCTGGTCGCCCGCCTCTTTCTTCCCTTTGGCTTCCGCCTCCGCCTGTTCGATCAGCGCAGTGACCGGATCCGAATCGAAGGGCGGCTTCGGGAGCACGGTCTCCGCCGCCTCGCCTTCGCCGTCCTCGCCGTCCTCCTCCTCGGGTTCCTTCTTTGGATTCGGAGTGTCGTCCTTGACCTTCGGGTCGGTGGCGAACCCGAGATCCTCGGCGATTATGTCGAGCCAGCTACTATCCTCGGCTGCTGGTTTGTCTTCGGTGGTGGTGGTGGTGGTGTCTGCCATGTTACTGAGTCATTTGAGGTGGTGATGGTGGCGAAGCCTGCCCCGGCTGACCGGGCACAGCCATCGGTTCGTCGGCTTGTTCGTCGGGAAGGTCGATGGTGAGGTCGTATCCCGCTCCGCTGTTGCGGATGACGGCGTTGACAATGTTCACGAAGTTCTCCTTGGTGATGCCGGGTGCCTGCTGAATCATCGGCACCAACTGAGTGAGGGTGTTCGCGACGATGGTGTTCATCACTCGCTCGGCTCCGTCCCGGCTGGTGAAGATGAACTCGTACACCATGTCCCGCTTGTGCCCCAGCACGGTGACGCGATGCGGCTTGTCGGGGTTGTCGGCGTCGGGATCTTCGACCTGCATCCCAGCTTCCGCCACGATCTTGTCGGGGTATCGCTTGATCACCGGAACGCGGAAGTCGTCCTTGCCGAACGCCTGCCAGGACTCGTATATGATCTTCTTCTTGGCTGCTCGGAAGGTATCGAACGCATCGCTCGTGAAGTTGAACACGGTGTTGGTTGTCTGCCCGATCAGAGAAGCCTCGGTCGCCGTCACCCCTCCGTTGCCGCGCACGATGGGCTGCCCCGTCTCGTTGGCGGACACGTTCTCCAGCTTGTCCACCGTCTGGATCAGATTGATGATGGACTCGAAGATGATCCTGATGGCCTGCGGATGCGTGCTGGCCTGGTAAATCTTGATCGGATCGCGGACGTTGGTGCCGAGAGCGGCGGCGTTGCTGCCGGAGTAATGGAGCAGCTTCCGCTTGGCGAACCAGTTGTCCGATTGGATGTCGTTCTTCAGATCCTCCAGCAGTCTCTCGTCGCTGATGAAGTCGGTGTCAACCGCGACCATCATGAACTGCTCGGCCTTGCAGATGGAGAGGAGCTGGGTGAACAGGTTGGTCAACTGATCCTGGTAGGGGAGCAGCGACATGGCGAAGGAAGCGTTCACCGTCCGGTCCTCCTTCACGTTTATCCCAAGGTACGCGCCGGGAATCGACGGCAGGAACTCGGCGAAGATCACGGTTCCCTCGGTTCCGCCTACCACCAGCCGCAACCAGACGGGATACGGGTACTTGCCCATGCCCCAATCAATCGGCTTCACCTTCATGAAAAGCACGCCGATGAAGGCGGACGAGTCCTTCATCTGAGCCGTGTACGTCCCGACCCATTCCTTCGCGGAGTTCGTTCGCCACGCACGCTCGATCCTGTTCGCCTGCGTTGACGGCATGTTCATGGATTCGTAGTAGATCTTGTAGTAGTTGGCGTGCGGATCTTCGCTGCAACCGTTGATCCATCCCTGCCCGTAGTCGATGGTCGTCTTGTTGTAGTAGCACGGGTTGTCGAGCAGGTCGCCGTACCTCACCAAGTCCCAGTAGCCGCACCACTGCACGCCGCTGTCCGTGTTCAGGGTGGACAACGGATGGGTCGTGTCCCAGAAGGTGCGGGTCGGGTGCGGATTGTGGAACACCACGCCCTCCTTCACTACGACGTTCTCGACTTCCTTGTCCGAGAGCTTTTCCACCTTGGACGCCGAAGGAGTGAAACGGTACTGCTTGTCCTTCTCCCAGCTCGCCCGCACGAAGTCCACGTTCCACGAATAGAGCAGCCCGTCCCGCAAAACCTGTTCGTCGTGCTCGCGGAATCCGTACTGCTCGACCTTGATTTCGGCGATCTGCGACATCACCTCGCCCCGTAGCTGGGCCACGTCTCCCGTGCCTCTGGCGTGGTATTTGTAGTAGGGGTAGAGGTTCTTGTACTTGTTGGTCTGAGCGGCGAGACGGCGGGTGACGTAGCTCCGCACGAGGTTGATGTTGTGCGCGAAGAACTTCGGAAGGTCCACGTCGAGAAGCCTCCCCTTCTTGTCCTTCTTGACGTACTTCTCGCCGCCTTCGCATTTCGCCAGGGCCGAAGCGCACGCCTGCTTCCCGAGTTTCTGCTGGGCGTAGAGCAGAAGAGGGAACGTCTGCTGCGTGACCGGCGTAGAATCCCACGCCAGATCCACGGCGGCGTACACCTCGTAGCGGTTGAGCGACTGCATGTACCCGGTGTCCATGCGGTCGGCAATCAGATCGGTCAGCTTCGTGCGAAGCGCAAGGTCGGCCTTCTTCTTCTTGGCTTCGCTGCGGCTGATGGTCCCCTTGGCCCCGGTGTACTTGGAGTCCGGAACCACCGTTAGTCCCTCGTCGCAGCCGGTCGCCGTGAATATTTCCTTCAGCCTGTCCTGCGTGCTGCCGAATTTCTTGAGCACTTCGATGGATACCATTTCAGTCCTTTCGCTTCCGCATCAGTCCGTCAACAACGTCGAAGCCGTAGGAACGGCAAAGGGATTGGCGCATGAAATGCAGCACCAAGGCGGTGGCTCCAGCCCAGCGATTCGTCTTCCTGCATAAATTCGCCATGTTCGGGGCCATGTTCAATGTCGCAACCAGCTCCTCCATCGTGATCCCCGCCAGCTTCGCCAACTGAAAGACCTGATCGTTGGTCCAGAACCTCGGAACACCTTCCCGCTCATAGGCTCTCAAGATCACTTGGGCACCTTGATCCTGAGCCATGTGCAACCAGCCTACCTTGTTGGGGCGAGATTGCTTGGCGTACCGCTTGTGATTGTTATCGTAAGCGCGTCTTCGTCCGTATCCGAATTGGATTCTTCGGGGATCTCGATTTCCGTGATCGGCCCCGTCGCCACCTTGTTCGCCGTGTCGTTCTCCGTCAGTTGCCATACGATCTTAGTCTCGCAGGTATCCCCCGGATTTTTCGTGGAGAGATAGGCTTCAAGCTCCGGCGAACTTCCGTAGTTCAGGTTGAGTTGGGATTTCGTGTTCACGGTTCGGAACGTATGACCTGCTTTCTCTCATTGCAACACTAACCGAAATGTGAAAGTCAATCGTTGAAGTACACCAGTCCTTGATCGGTCTTTCCGAGTCTCGGAGTCCCGAACCCCATGCGGATTGCGACTATCGGGTAGGTCAGGCTGTCCAAAACGTGGACATGCTGGCTCGGTTTCGGCTTCAGTCCTCCGTCGAGATCGTATTCCTTCTGCCGCTTGCTCTCGATGAATCGGAACATATTCACGGTCTTGATGCACGTTGCGGAGACGATCAGCTCCTCGGATTGAAGCAGCTCCATGATCATGCGCGTGCGCTGGGCGATGGACCCCCTGCCCTTGGGCGCGGGACGCATCTTGATCCTGCCGTTCGACAGATCCTCCACCGTCTTGTGGTCGAAGCTGCCGTCGGTTCTGATTTGAGAAAAGGCCGAGTCGTCGGAGATGTGATCGTATCGGAACGGCTTCGAGTATCGCTTGTTCCAGTAATCCATGCGGGCGAGAACCCTGGGGACCAACCTGGTGTAGGGTATCCGTTGCCCCACCGTGTTCACTTCGTCGAACACGATCCACACGTTCTTGCCGTCGATGGGAAGACACTGAAGGAAGTGTACCGACGAGTGCGCCGGACCCAGATCGTAGCCGACCGGGCATACGAAACCCGGCAGCGGGAGCACGCCCTGCCCCTTGTTCGCATCGCCCTTGACGTGGATCTGGAAGTTGAAGCACTCGGCGAAGATGCTCTGTCCGGTCGGGCGGTCGATCCACTCGCCCCGCACCATGCGAGCTTCCTCGATGGGGTCGTGCTTCACCGCTTCGATAACGCGGTCGTAATAGTCGGGCGGCAGGTTGTGCAGGTTCTCCTTGATCGGGACGTGGTAGCGGGCGTAGTCGTTGTTCCACTTCTTCTTCTCCTCGTCGAACGGAGCCAGGAAGAACCGCTTGTAGAGCCAATGGCTGGGTCCGTCGGGGTTGCAACAGTAGACCAGCCGTTGCAGCCCAATGATGCCCTTGCGCCGACCCACCTGCTGGGTGATGGCCGTGAAGTACACGTCGCTCTTGAGCGTTTGCGCCTCGTCGATCAGCATGAAGCTCGGCTCCATGCCCTTGATCCTGTCCCTCACGTTGGAGTTCACCGGCAACGAGATGTTCAGCACTCTCGACGCCTTGCCCCACCTGTTCGCGATCCAGAGGAAAGGCTTGCGCGACGAGGATGCCGCGCTCGGTTCGCTGTGCTCCAGTCCGATTGCGTCCCGCCACACCGGCAGAACTTCGTGGCACAGCTTGTACCATGCCCCGCCCTCCTCGGACTGCGCGGTGACTTCGGTGAGGATAACGGCCAGAGCGTTCGGCTCGTTGAAGCAGTGGTCGATGAGCATGTGGATGCCGCCGTAGGTGTTGTGCGTGACGATGTAATCGTCCGTCATGTACAACCCGTTCGGGTTCGACACCCGGATGCACTGGCACTCGTCCTTGCCGACGTGCTCGACCTCGACGATGCGCCTGATCGGCCAGAACTGCGGAGGCCGCAACCACGATTTCTTTCGCCCAAGGCGAGCCGCTTTCTCCTGGTGCGCCCCCTTCATCCATACCGTGTACGCCAACCTGCCGTCGCGGACTTCCCCCTTGTAGGTGTATTTGGGTTCCTTCGTGGTTACGTTCGCGTAGAACCCGAGCGATCTGGCCAACGCCAGCACATCGTCCGCCAACCGCTTGGACACCGTGCAATAGGAGACGTGTCCCGCCGCATCGACGTAACCGTCCGTGTCGATCAATCCCTGAAGCAACGACCACCGATGCTCGACCGGCGCGAAGAGGTAGGACTTGGGAATGAACTTGTCCCACGACCTCTTCCCTCTCAGCCCAAGGCATTCTAGTTTCCAGCGCACGGACAGATCGCGGCTGGCATAGTTGAGGCACGGGGTTCCGCTTCTTGCGTTTACGGTGAACACGGAGCAGTGCCCCATGAACACTCGACCAAGCTCCCTGTCCGCAGAGGAGAAGCTGATCGACTCGGCTCCAATGTGCCCGTCCCCCAGCATCAGCCCGAGAAAGTACGGATCGACTTCGTACCGAACATGCTTGCTCGGCACGAAACGCACCGGCTCCGTGATCGGGACGTGAGGAAACTTGGCCGTCCGCCCTTCCTTCTTGGCGGCTCGGGCGATCAGCAGCTTGTCCCTCACCGCCGCCGTCGTCATCACCCGGGATCTGCTTGCGTACTTCAGGTTCCAAACGAGCGACGGGTCCAGTCCCATGTCGTCGATGGCGGACAACGACGGGCGAGGACGCTTCTTGTTCGTCATCGGCATGTACACGCCCCATAGGTGGTCCTCCCCCACGACGGTGCTGGTCCCGTCCGAGAAGTGGACCCGGTACACGTCGCGCACTCCTTGCGGGTAGACCCCGATCACCTTGGATTTGGTGCCGTCGGGGTTGACGACCAACGTCCCGGTTACCATATCGCCCATTGCCCTGAACCCGTGCGGGGTCAGCACCTTGG